GAAAATACTTGAAATCGGCTTTGAAATATTATATAATATATTGGTATGTTAATAGTGTTTTGCTCTCGTAGTTAAGTGGATATAATAAACCCCTCCTAAGGGTTAGTCACCAGTTCGACTCTGGTCGGGAGTACCATATTCTACGCTATCCGAACTTGAAGCATTAGGCTCGGATAGCGTTTTTATTATTGTATTTACATCTGTATCATCAACTGAAATTTCATTATCACACAAGTTTGACTGATTAAATACTATTAATATTTTATCTTGCCATAAATATACTCTATGTATTAATAGGTCTATAATATTTTGTTTTTCGGGATTAGTAGCGGCTTCGGAGAGGTCTAAGTTTTTTAATATTTGTTTTAATGTTGTTCTTGGAATTTTCGTTGAACTTTGATTTTTATAATTTAATTCTTGGGTTAGTCTTGTCTTTTGATTTTCTAATTCTTGCAATCTATTCTTTGTTGAGTCTGTAAATATGCCGGCTTCGATAGCGGATAATATATTTGAAATCTTTCGTTCTATTTCTTTAATGGTGCTTTCAATATCTTTTATTTCGTTAATATGTTCTACGTCATTTTGCTGATAATTGATAGCCGTTTCTATTATTTTATTTATGGCGTATTCATCATTTAACAGACAGGATATAGCGTTGATAACATACTGTTCAATATCTTTCTTTTTAATATTTTTGCGATTGCATATATGCTTTCTTTTACGTCCGACACAGGTATAGTAATGATAGGCTAATCCGTTTTGATTTTTACCGCATTCACCAATCATTTTATTATGACAATATCCGCAATACAACTTATTTGACAGTAAATAACGCTCGATAGCCTTACAACTTCCTCCGTGTTGGTTTGCAATGGCTTTTTGTTGAGCCTTATAAAAAATGTCGTCAGTAACTATTCTTTGCGTTTCGTCTGTGTATTCATTATCAGCATAGTAATATTTGCCGATATAGCGTGTGTTTTTGATAAGAGGTGTAATAGCCGTCAAAGTGAATTGATTGCCGTATGACGTCTTATATCCGTTGCTATTTAACCAATCTGCAATATCGGACTTACGAAAGCCTGTAATATACATATCAAATACTTTGCGAACGGCATTAGCTGTATGAGGGTCGGGAATGTATGTATCTTCTTCTGATTTACAATATCCGAATGGGATACGGTTTGTAATTTTATGCTTGGCAGCGGTTTCTCTCATACCACGTTTGACTTTTTGTGAGAGGTCTTTTGAGAAGTATTCCGCAAAACCTTCCAAGACAGACTCCATCAAAACACCCTCGGGAGAGTCTGTAATGTTTTCCATAGCGGACATAACTCGAACACCATTATCTTTTAACTTTTTCTTGTACATGGCACTGTCATATCGGTTTCTTGAAAACCTATCCAATTTCCAAACAAGAACAACATCAAAAACACATTGTTTACTATCTGCAATCATTTTCAAAAATTGCGGACGTTTGTCGGTAGTGGCGGTTGTCGCACGGTCAATATACGAATTGACGATTTGCAAATTGTTACGAGCGGCAAATTGTTCGCAATCGTGCATTTGTCCCTCTATTGATTGTTCAGTTTGGTTGCTGCAAGAATATCTTGCATAAATTACACATCTGTTACCTATACTTTTATTATTTTTTTGCATTAAAAAAACACTCCTTTAATTTGATTTTTCTTGTATTTATTGGAGTGTTATGATATAATATATTTGGTTTTTGGTGTTATATCATAACACTCATCAATCCCTTTTGCTATTGGCGTAGCAAAGGGGATTTTTTAGTAAATATTTTTGATTTTTAATGATTATCTATACAAAATCATGGTATAAAAGCCTTCCATTTCACCGAATAATCCTTGATTTTGCTCGGTAGAAAATTTTACATCTATTATTTCATAGCCATCATACTGCATGTTATTCAATATACTATCAATCTGTATAGTGTATTTTTCTTCAACCCCGAAAATTTGATTAAGCCATTTTGAAAAACTATTTACCATAAGAACGTGAACTTTATCGTCTTTATCAGCTAAATATTTTTTTACCTCTGAAAAATATACAGTATTGGAGGCATTTTGTCGTGTGTTATCTTTGAAACTGTCATATTGAGGTTGAGTTCTCTGTGTGGAATTAAAATTATTTTTTGAAGTAGCAGATTTAGACGAACTAATATTTTTCAATGGCATAGAACATTCTTGACAGGTTCTTGCACTGTCAGGATTACTTGCATTGCAATTTGGACAAAGTTTCATGTGTATTTTCCTCTCGTATAGTTTATTTGTTTTTTCATATGTACATCATTAATAATAAATTTGTATTAAATATGTATTTTCGCCGATTTTGCTCCAAAAGTGAATTTTATAAACGATGTCAGTGTTGCGGCGGAATATAACATACATAACCGGAACGTTGTTTACATTCCGGCAGTATGAAATATACTTTAAACTTCTTTCTTTGTGATTTTTTGTATCTTCTTTTCAGTAGCGACAATATCATCTTTTATAATATTATCGCGTGATTTTGTTATATGAACTGTATCGTTAGCAAAGTATGATTTATACATTTCCATAGTAGTTTTCAAATGTTCTTTTCCTTGGTATGACAAATTTCTATAACTTTGAATTAAATCTATTTCAGCCTTGTTTAATTCTATATCTTTTGTGCGTCCTATTTCATTTTTTATTATACGTCGTTCATCATATCCCACTAAATAGTCAATAGAAACATCAAAAAGGTCTGCAATTAGTAGTAAAATTTCAGAATTTGGCTCGCGTTCGTTGTTTTCATAGCTTGAATAGGTGCGGGGGTTCATATTTAAAGCTTCGGCAACTTGTTTTTGTGTTAGCCCCCTTTCTTCTCGCAATTTTTTTAATCTCTCGTCAAACATATGCATATACCTCCTACAATGAAATATTATACACAAAATGTGCTGAAAGTCAATATAAAAATGAACAAATCGGCACATTACACAACAAGTATCAGTACACTTTGTGCAAAATATTTCAAAAAAATAGTTGACATTCGCACAAAATGTGCTATAATGATATTCAACAGTACAAAATGTGCTAATTTAATATAAGGAGTGAACAAAATGTACAATAACATTAATGCCGAAAGAGCAAGACGAAATATGACAGTTGAAGACCTCGCAAAAAAAATCGGAATAAGCGTTAGAACGTTTTATACTTGGCAAGAAAGTGGCAATATTCCTGCTACAAAGTTGATTGCAATGGCTGAATTGTTTGATTGCAGTATTGATTACTTACTTGGCAGAAAATCAGCATAATGCGGCGGAAAGGAGGGGCGAAGATGTCAAAAATGAATACAATGACAAAAGTAAAAAAACTTCCTTTTGGTACTAATGTAAGAGTGGTTATAAGTTTAGAAGTTGACAATTTAAATTTAAACGACCAAAGGGAAGTGTGGAAATTTTTCGGGGAATGCTCAGATACTTTTTCTCTATGTCGTATTCCTTGCGTTGTAGGAGAAGTAAAAAGGCAGTAACTAAGTTACTGCCAATCTATCAGTTAATCATTAAGTTGTTGTTTAATGTTTTCAATAACTTCACGAAATTCATCTTCAGCTATGTGCATTGGATAATTGCAGTTAGGACAATCCACATAACCTTGTACGAATTTCCAAGTTACAATGATAGGTTGCTTACATTTTGGACAACAACTACCATAGGACATTGAAGATGTTTCCACAAAAAAGACCTCCTTTCCGCTTGATTATATCATAGAGGATTGGAGGCGGTCAATAACACATAGATATGGCACAAACAAAGAAAAAAGCCTGCAAGGTTTTAACCTCACAGGCAGAACGGCATATAAAATATACCGCAATGTAGCAATTAAAGTATATCATATTATGCCGAAGATTTCAATAGAAACGGAGGGCATTGTTATGGATTTAAAAGAATACAGTACGGCGGAAACGGTAGATGTAAAATCTATCCCGGCAGAAGTATATGACATTATCGCTCAAATTCTCATACGAGAATATACAGAGCAGTTTTACGAAGAAGATGAACAAGTAGCAGTATGGTAAAAGGAGAGATTAAACTATGAATGGATTTGCATTTTTGTTAATGATGTTGTCACAAATGAACCCGGAAGACTTGGTAATGCAGTTAAAAGAGCCGTTAAAAAACGACCAAAGAAAAGATTTTAAAGAAAAAAATCTAAGCACGGAGGCTCAAATTTTAACGTGCCGTCTTTTGAAAATGGTATTTAGCGAGTTGGAAGAGGAGATAAGCAATGAAAAGTAATGAAATACATATATATCCGCAGACGGAGGGCGAATTTTTTCGCCGCCGATTAAAGCGATTGAAGAAAGAAAATCGCAACAGAATATTTTTGATTTCGGTTATTTGTGCTTTGGAGTTTGTATTGATTTTAGCAATATGCGGAATATGCAACGACAAGCAAAACAGTATAGACCAACAAACATATCAAATTAGGCAGCTTGAACGGCAGCTTGAACAATTTAACAGAGGTGAGTCCGAATGAGTTGGTATAAGATACTTCTGCAAGTTCTTGCGGCGGTAACAGCAGACGCAATTATATGTTGTATCTGTTTATTTATCTTCTTCCGCTGCAAAAAGGTAATAAAGGACAGGCAACGAAAGAAAAAACGTATCAAACAGAGAGAAATTGAACGTAAGCGAGAGTTGGCACATCACGAGTACGAAGTACAATTCCGAATGGCGTTGCGTATATGGGACTTGGAAAATAAAAAAGTTAATAAACAAACAGTAATTTTAAAGGGCATTCATGCGACACCTGAAGGTGAAAAGGTAATTCGTGAGTATGAAAAAGAGGGAGTGCAAAATGGAGTATATAGAGTTTCTAAAATCGAAGATTGATATTGCACCAAAAACAGGGATAGAGATTTCAGAGGAAGATGTAAACCCTATATTGAAACCGCACCAAAGAGATGCAGTTATATGGGCGGTCAGAGGCGGCAGACGTGCATTGTTTGAAAGTTTCGGTCTTGGAAAAACTGTACAAGCGTTGGAATGGTGCAATATCATAACAAGAAAAGAGGGCGGACAAGCATTGATTGTCTTACCTCTTGGGGTAAAACAAGAATTTAAGAGAGATGCGGTAGAATTGTTAGGCTTGGACGAGCCTCAATATGTCCGCAATATGAATGAAGTACAGGCAGCTACAAGTCGAATTGTGCTTACAAATTATGAGAGAGTGAGGGACGGAGATATAGACCCGACATATTTCAAGGCGGTGTCGCTTGACGAGGCGGCAGTGCTGCGAAGTTTCGGAAGTAAGACGTATCAGACGTTCTTACAGAAGTTTAAGGGAATACCGTATAAGTTGGTTAATACGGCTACTCCGTCACCGAACAAGTACAAAGAATTGATACATTACGGCGGTTTCTTGGAAGTGATGGACACAGGTCAAGCATTGACAAGATTTTTTAAGCGTGACAGTACCAAAGCAAATCATTTAACGCTATATCCCGAAAGGGAAGATGAATTTTGGGTTTGGTTGTCATCGTGGGCGTTGTTTATAACAAAACCGTCCGATTTAGGCTATGACGATACGGGGTACGATTTGCCACCGTTAAAAATCAATTATCACAAACTGTCAGATAGCGGAGTTACTGTTGACCGTGACGGTCAGTTTGAATTAACAAGAGATTTGGCACTGTCATTATCTGAATGTGCGGCGGAAAAGCGGAACAGCATTGACCGTAGAGTAGCGGTTGCCAAAAGCATTATAGACAGTGAACCCGACAACAATTTTATAATATGGCACGATTTGGAGGCGGAAAGACACGCAATTAAAAAAGCAATTCCGAATGTCGTAGATATATACGGCTCGCAAGATTATGATTTGCGTGAAAAGCGTGTTATAGATTTTTCAAACGGGAAAACAAGACTGTTTGCAACGAAAAAAGAATTGAGTGGCAGTGGCTGCAATTTTCAAAAATATTGTCACAGGGCGATATTTTTGGGAATTGACTACGAATTTAATGATTTTATACAGGCGGTACATAGAATATATCGTTTTCTTCAAACCGAGCAGGTTGTTATTGATATTATTCTCACCGAAAATGAGGAGGGTATTTTAGATGTGTTGCTGAAAAAGTGGCAACAACATAATTATTTGACAAAGAAAATGACCGATATTATAAAAAGATACGGTTTATCAAATGCGAATACTTCGCAATTAGAAAGGAAATTAGGTGTGGAAAGAGTGCAGGTAAACGGGGATAACTATACGGCAATACTTAACGATTGCGTGGAAGAAACAAAGAATATGCAGGATAACAGTGTTGATTTGATACACACGAGTATTCCATTTAGCAATCATTATGAATACTCTGCAAACTATAACGACTTCGGACATAATGCAACAACGGCGAAATTCTTTGAACAAATGGACTTTTTAACTCCGGAACTTTACAGAATTTTAAAACCGGGCAGAGTGGCGGCAATTCATGTAAAAGACAGAGTTTTGTTCGGTAATGCGACAGGTACGGGAATGCCGACAATAGAACCGTTTCACGTCTATACAATAGAGCATTACATAAAACACGGTTTTCAATATTTCGGTATGATAACGGTCATAACCGATGTTGTGCGTGAAAATAATCAAACCTACCGATTAGGGTGGACTGAAAACTGTAAAGACGGCAGTAAGATGGGTGTCGGTTGCCCTGAATATATTTTGTTATTCCGAAAGCTACCGACAGATACCTCAAAAGCGTATGCGGACGTTCCGGTGGTAAAGTCGAAAGATGAATACACAAAAGGACAATGGCAGATAGATGCACACGCATTCTATCGCAGTGACGGTAACAGACTTGTAAGCAAGGAAGAACTATCGAGAATGTCACAAAGTGCATTGCAAAAATTGTATAAGAAATATAGCCGTAATAATGTTTACGACTACAAAAAACACGTTGAGTTGGCAAATGAGTTAGACAAAAACGGAAAGTTGCCGTCAACGTTTATGTTAATTCCGCCTGCTTCGTGGTGCGATGAGGTGTGGGACGACATAAACAGAATGAACACGTTAAATACGCAACAGAGCAGACGGAAAGCAACAATGCACGTTTGCCCGTTGCAGATTGATATTGTTAAACGAATTATAAACCGATATTCAAATGCCGGCGATACGGTGTTTGACCCGTTTGCAGGATTATTTACTGTACCGTATATTGCGGTAAAAATGGGTAGATACGGAATAGGAACAGAATTAAATGCTGACTATTTCCGTGACGGTGTGGGTTATTTGAAATCTACGGACGAAGTAACAGACCAACTCACACTGTTCGATTTAATGGAAAGTGAGGAAAGCCAAAATGCAAGTTAAATTTATGAGAGAAGAAATAATGAGGGCAATTAATATTGTTAATCGAGGTGTAACCAAAGATACGGTTGTAGCCTTGGGCGGCATTATGATACAGGCAAACAGTGATAATACTGTTGCGATAACAAGTTATAGTGCCAATATTTGCGTTAAGTATATTATGAATGCGGAAGTAAGCAGTGCGGGAAGTTTTGTTGTAGATGCAAAGCTATTTGATAATATTGCCAAAAAGTTTAACGGCGAGTATATAAATCTTGATTGCGATGATAAATTTGTTGTCAATTTGAAAAGTGGTAAATCAAAGATTAAAATTCAAGGACAATCGGCAGAAGCATATCCGAAGATTGAAAATGTAAAAGATACTTCATCTTTTAGTCTGTCGTGCAGTCAGTTAAAAAACATTTTAAAAAAAACAATTCCTTTTGCGGCGGTAAGTGCGGCAAAAAAGCCGATTTTAGTGGGAGTATTGTTTGAAATCGAGAACGGCACATTGCATAATGTTGCAAGTGACGGTTTGAGAGTGGCATATACACAAACTTCCGTCAATGCGGATTGTGAAAATAATTCAATGGTGATTTGCTTAGAAGCGTTGAAAGAAATCGCAAAGGTAACACCTGACATTGATACAAAAATAAAAATCCGTTCTGATGGCCGTAACGTTGTATTTGAATATGAGAATTATATTATAACTGCTCGCATATTGAGCGGACAGTATCTAAAATACAAAAGCCTAATGAACAATACACCGACAGTCAAGGCAACAGTGGACAAGCATAAATTTAAAGAAACTTTGGAACGTGGTTTGTTAATAGTAAACACCGATATGCTGCTTGATGGAAAGAAATTTCAAAAAACACCTGTCGTTTTGTCTATTGGTAATGAAAAAATACAGCTTGAGGCGGAAACACAAAAAGGCACGGTCAAAGACGATTGTGCGGCGGAATGTTATGGCGAATTAAGGATAGGTTTTAACTGCGAATATCTGATTGATATGATTTCAGTGTGTGACAGTGAAACTATTACACTTGAGATGTCAAATGCAGTATCGGCAGTGTATGTACACGATACAGGCAATACAACATATTTAGTGTTGCCGGTACGGTTGAAGTAAGCGAGGGAGTGATAACAAATGTCAAAAAAGAGAGTTAAAATCGGTGAAATGTATAAAGAATACGGCGAAATGGAAGGAGTGTTATGCCGTAATTGCTGCAATTTCACAGCAATAGCAGTTGACGGAAAACGTCACTGCAAATGCAGGGCATATGGCATAACGCATGACATCAATACAAATTGGAGTAATAGATATACGGCGTGTGGATTGTATAACACGCCGATAGACAATAAAAAGTACAAACCACTGGTAAGAGATAGGGCAAGGAGTGATGGTGATGAACGCACAAATTAATTTATCAGATGAAATAACTGTTGATGGATTTTGTGGTGGCGGCGGTTGGTCTACGGGTTTTGAATTTGCTATAGGCAGACCTGTCGATATAGGTATAAACCATGACAAATATGCTATTGCAATGCACAAGAAAAATCACCCGTTCACAGAACATTATAATGAAAATATATTTGAAGTTGACCCATATAAAGCAACAAAGGGCAGACCTGTAGGGTGGGCACATTTTTCGCCGGATTGTACACATTTTAGCCGTGCAAAAGGTGGTACACCTGTTAAAAAATCAATTCGAGGTCTTGCGTGGGTTGTAACCAAATGGGCAGGAACTGTACACCCTCGCATAATTTCAATGGAAAATGTACCTGAATTTATGTCGTGGGGTTCATTATGTGCAAGAAGAAATAAGGACGGCAGAATATATAGAATGGACGGTACATTAGCTGAAAAGGGGACATATGTGCCGTATTCCGAACAACAACTTGTGCCGAATAAAAAGAAACAGGGAAAAACATTTAAACGATTTATAAATGTTATGAAATCTTTCGGATATAAATGCGAGTGGAAAATATTAACCGCTTCTGATTACGGAGCACCGACAATACGAAAACGATTATTTATTATATTTCGTAATGACGGCAAATCGATTATATTTCCTAATCCGACACACGGAAACCCCGAAAGTGAAGAAGTTAAAAGCGGAAAGCTGTTACCTTGGCATACTGCTGCCGAATGTATTAATTGGGATTTGGAATGTCCGTCAATATTTGAACGAAAAAAACCTCTTGCAGAAAATACATTAAGAAGAATTGCAAAGGGTATACAGAAATTTGTAATTGAAAATCCTAATCCGTTCATAATACAGGTTAATCACGGTGGCGATAATTTCAGAGGGCAAGAAGTTGATAAACCTATGCCGACAATAACAGCTAAACATGGGTTTGGTATTGTAGCACCTACATTAATACAATATCATGGCGAACAATCAAAAAATGAAGTGCGTGGACAAATCCTTGAAAAACCATTACAAACAGTTGATACAGCGAATAGATACGGACTTGTTACTGCATTTATGTCAAAATATTTTGGTGGAAACTATCAAGGCTGTGGAAGTTCTGTTGATGAACCATTACATACTATAACGGCAGTAGACCATAATGCACTTGCGGCAGTACATATAACGCAATTTAATAATCATTGCATAGGACAAAAAGTAGATGAACCACTTAAAACTATTACTTGTGGTGAGGGGCATTTCGGAGAAGTAAGAGCATTTTTAATAAAGTATTATAGCGGTGAGAGTGGACAGAAAGTGAACGAGCCGTTGCACACTATCAGAACAAAGGATTGTTTTGGTTTAGTAACAATTAAAGGTGTTGACTATGCGATTGTTGATATTGGGTTAAGAATGCTGACACCGAGAGAATTATACAATGCACAGGGATTTCCGACTGATTATGAAATTGAAACCGATTGTTATGGTAATAAATATCCCAAGACAAAACAGGTTGCAAGGTGCGGAAACAGTGTACCGCCTCCGTTCGCAACTGCTCTTGCAAGAGCAAATGCACCGGAATGGTGTACAAAGAAATTTGATACAATGAAAGACTTTATATCAGAAATCGCAATATAAAAAAAGAGAAATGGAGAAAGTCAATGGCAAGAAAAAAATATAGCGGCGGATTTGAAGAATACGAAAGCAAGTTAAAGCGTGTTATGGAACGTTTGGGAGTAAAGCAATATAAGTATGATTGGAGTAGAAATGAATGTTTTATTGAATTTAATTACAAAAATCAATATTACCGCTTTGAACATTCGCTGCATAAGGCGGCGGAACATAAACAGAATATACATTATTCATCGGACCTATTTGCACAATTAGTCAAGACATTAGAAGATATTGCCCGAATGGTTGAGCGTGGTATATACGATTTGTCTACTTGGATAGAGGGTATGAAAACCTTACCGCCCAAAAAACAAATTCCACAGTGTTTTGTAGCGTTGGGATTTGACAATATTCCATCAATGGACGATTTAAAAAATCGTTTTCATATGTTGGCAAAAGAAAGCCACCCTGACAGCGGCGGTAATTCTGAATTATTCTGCTTGTATAAATCCGCTTATGAAGAAGCGGAAATGTATTTGATGGAAGAAAGGGAGTAGCAATATGAAAGCTGTACTAATTAGTATTAATCCTCTATGGTGTGAATTAATAGGCAATGGTGAAAAGACTATTGAAGTAAGGAAAAATCGACCAAAGTTAAAAACACCATTTAAAGTATTTATATATTGCACTAAAGCAAAAACAGACGGCGAATATTTATGGACTGCAAAATCAACCACTATCGGCAAGATGGCAGATGTCGCAAACGGCAAAGTTATCGGTGAGTTTATATGCGATAAAGTTATAGAGGAATTACCAAATCCGAGATATGAAAAATTGTTAAACGGTAGTTGCCTTGACAATGATACTTTGATTAATTACGGAAAATTCGGAATTTTGTACGGTTGGCACATATCTAATTTAAAGTTATATGATGTCCTAAAAGATTTGAAAGAATTTTATAAAGAATGTAAGGGCGGTTGCGGTAATGTGTGTAAGCATTGGCGGTACATTAGAGTTAATGCCGATGAGTATGATATGGATTGCGATTGTGATGGATTAATTCCGATTACGAAACCGCCACAGAGTTGGTGTTATGTAGAATATTATGGAGCAAAATGAGTAATGAGGGAGGTAAACAAGAATATGTTGACAAAAAAATATAATAATGGTTTTGTTACACTTGATGCGAAAAAGTTTCTGTCTGTGGCACAAGAAGCCATAGACAGAGAGGTAAGAAACTTCGAGCCGGTGAAAACGGCAGTAGAGAAGTTGTATGAGTTGGAATGTAAAAACATTCCGAAAGATATAGTATTCGACAAAGGTTGCCCTAATTGCGGCAACGATACGAATATATTGTTTGGCGATAAGCATTGTGTTGAATGCGGACAACGTTTGAAATGGAAGTAGAAAACAGGAGGTACAATGAAAATTGGATTGATTGACGTAGACGGTCATAATTTTCCGAATTTACCACTGATGAAAATATCAGCATACCACAAGCAATGTGGCGATAAGGTGGAATGGGTAAATTTGTTTGAACATTATGACAGAGTATATATGTCAAAGGTTTTTACATTTACACCGGATTTTGAATATTGTATAAATGCTGATGAAATAATCAAAGGTGGCACAGGGTATGATTTACATAATAAATTGCCGACAGAAATAGAGAACATATACCCCGATTATAGTATATATCCCGAATATAACGAGGCATACGGATTTTTAACTCGTGGTTGTCCTCGTAATTGTGATTTTTGCATCGTAGGGACAAAAGAGGGATTATGTAGCCGCAAAGTTGCCAATCTTGATTATTTTTGGAACGGTCAGAAAGTCATAAAACTGTTAGACCCCAATTTACTTGCGTGTAAAGAACACATAGATTTACTTCAACAGTTGGTTGACTGTAAAGCTAAGATAGATGTAACACAGGGATTTGATATACGTCTTGTCAATTCAAAAAATATTGAATTAATAAAACGTATGAAAATAGACTGTATACATTTTGCGTGGGACAATCCAAAAGAGGATTTATTTCCAAAATTCAAAGAGGTGGCAGGCGAGTTAAATTTGCCTATACGAAAATTAAAAGCATATGTTTTGACTAATTTCAATACCACATTTGAAGAAGATTTATTCAGAATATATGCACTGCGTGATATAGGTGTAGACCCGTATGTGATGATTTATGACAAAAGGAATGCACCGAAACAAATACGACATTTGCAACGGTGGTGTAACAATAAAAGGATATTCAGTACAGAAAAAAATTTTTTTAATTACAAATATTAAGATTAGGAGGATACATAATGCGAGAAATACTATTCAGAGGTAAAAGCACCGAAACAAATCAATGGATTTACGGTGGTTTTCATATATGGGAAAAGCGACAAGTATGTGCTTTGGGTAATGACAGACTGAAAGATGATGAAATATCATGCGTAATAACAGTAAATTCGTTTGCGGATTGGAATATGCCTCGAACAATGCAAGCCGTTGAGGTTATAGCCGATACAGTCGGTCAATATACAGGTTTGACTGACCGAAACGGAAACAAAATATTTGAAGGTGATATAGTTAATATTCTTACCGAAAATGAAGAAATCGGAGTTATAGTCTATGAGGACGGCGGATTTATTGTGCATGCAGATAAATTTTCTATTGATATTATTTATAAAACCAATGGAACTGATGTAGAAGTAATTGGCAACAAATATGATAATCCGAAGTTGATGGAGATACAGGAATGAACCGAAAAGAGATAACTAAATTTTTAAGTGAGTTACTTGTCGAAAAAAGATTATCGGGCATGGGTAAATACTATGCGAGTGAGGTCACTATGGATTGGTACATTGGCAAAATAACACATACAATGCGACGTGTTGATTTTATACAGTTTGTACCTAAAAATCAAACTGTAAGCGGTATAGAACATGGCGATTTTTATTTCTATGAGGTAAAAAGTTGCAAAGAAGATTACAATAGCGGAAACGGTTTGACTTTTGAGGGTGACAAAAACTATATTGTCACTACGGCAGAAACATACAAGAAAATTATCAAAGATGTAGACTATGATGTTGGTGTACTTATAGCGTGTCCGGTGCTAAGAGAAATTAAAGATGAAATTGAAAATCCTACGCAAATAGACGGTAATATAGATGATTGGATACTCAAGATTGCGAAAAACGCACATAGTAAAAATCGAGAGCGACCATTGTCACAACTTCTATTTTTCATGCTGCGTTCGGGAAAGTGAGGGATAACGATGAATAAAAATTTTACGCCACCAAGTAAGGAACCTACGGGAACAGTTGAAAAAACATTAAGCATTGAACCGGACAGACATTTTGAAGTTGCATTACAAAGTGGTAATTGTTTAGACTTCAACGATGAGTGCAATTTTGTTAAGTTTGCAAGGGGATTAGCATTTTTTCAAAATCATCAAAATCAGAAAAAAGAAATCACATTAGCAATTATACCAATAAACAATATTAATTATATTTTAAATAAAGAAAATTAAGCAATTATGTCAAAATAAACGAAAGTTAAATGCAGAAAAATACATAATGATAAACTAATGGAGGGATAAAAATGCTGAATAATGAAACAATCTATGAACTAACACAGGGCATTGAATTTATGGGGTATGAGCATATGATATTTTATTGCGAAAATGTGATAAAAACGAAATCAGAAAGAGATGTATACCGCAAGGCATTCTTTTATACGCTCGGGATTTTAGTAACCACAAGAACCAATATTGACAGTTTATATGATTTTCAATCAAACTGTCCAAAGTTAGACGGGTTCGGGCAAAAGTGGCAAACAGAATTTACTCTCAAATTATGTCGATTGGCAATAAATCTATACAATGGTTTTTGTCAAAATGGTACATCATGGGAAGATACGACAACCGATACTGACGGCAAATATACACCTTATGAACTATTCTCAATGCCGTTTATGAAATATATGGTTGAAGCGATTAAAATTCGCTATCCTCAATACATGAAATGTTAGGAGGTTAAAGCATTATGAGAAAAAAGAATTTAACAAAAAAACAAAAAACATATATCGCATCGTGTGGACTTAAACCGAATAATTGGTACATAGAAACAGAAACAGAAGATGCTTATTACCTTGTCAGTAAGACCGGGCAGCATCGACTGATAAAGAAAGAGGGCTGTAAATAAATAGCAATAAACATTGATTTATAGTTGAGTTTCTTCCTATATAATAGATAAATTTTAAAAGTGTCCAATGCGGCACTTTTAAGGTTTATACAGAATATTAATAAATCAACGATACGGGCAGGTGTTACATATGAAAAGAAAATATAAAGGTAAATATATTCAAAGAGAAAGAAGAATATATCACGGAGATTATTTAGACGTAAATATATTTCCTGTTTTTAAAAAGCCGGGCAAAAGAAAAAAGAAAACCAATCCATCATCAGAAATACAGAAAAAGTTAAATCAAACTTACAGAGAAAATAAAGTGACATATTTAATTAACAATAATTTCTCAAAGAAAGATTTAGAGATGGGATTGGGATTTGATGATGAACACCTACCTGAAACATATAAAGATGTACAGAAAGTTACTCGCAATTATATCAGACGTATAAAACATTACATATCAAAAAATGATTTACCCGAGTTAAAATATTTGTATGTGATTGAACGTGGTGCAACTAATGGACGTTGGCACATACATATGATTTTAAGCGGCGGCATAGATAGAGATTTATTAGAGAGTATGTGGGGACAAGGATATGCACATACTTACAGATTGGAATTTGATGATAACGGTTTAAAAGGCTTGGCAAAGTATAAAGTTAAAGAGCCGACAACCGATGTTGAAGTCATAGATGAAAAAATACATAGATGGGCGGCAAGTAAGAATTTGAAAAAGCCGACTATTCCAAAAGACAGAGATGGATTTATAAGCAAAGATACCGTCCGAGATATTCGCAAGGGTGATATATGCGAACGAGAGATAGAACGTTTATATCCCGGATATACAATTACAGATATAAGTCCATATTTGAATACAATTAATGCAGGTGAATATTTAACTATTCGCCTGCGGAAAACGAAAAACAGCAGGGTTACAAAGGAGGTATTTTATAAATGCAGAAAATAAAAGCAAGTGACATACCGTGTCTGACCGAAAGTCAAGAACAACAAACATTGTTCGGATTTTGTTCGGTGGAGTTATCTCGTTATCCCGAATTGGAAATGTTGGCACATATTCCGAATGAGGGCAAGCGTACCAAGTCAACGGGTGGCAGATTAAAAAAAGAGGGATTGAGAAAAGGTTATCCTGATATTGTCTTGAATGTTTCAAAGCAGGATTATCACGGATTATTTTTAGAATTAAAGCGGAAACGGGGATATAAGGTAACTAAGGAACAGAAAGAGTGGATAATAAAGTTAAATCGTCAAGGAAATGCGGCGGCATTCTGTTACGGTTGGGAACAGGCGTGGGAATTTATATACGCCTATTTAACGTGCGATAAATCGGTAAACAGTGAAAATATAGTCAAGTCGTATATTTCAAAAAGTTTAAAGGTGGCGGCGGAATGATTGACAAAACAAAAATCTTCCCATTGCTTTTAATTATTCTTGACTTAGGTGCGGCGGTTATGTTCGTACCTCGTAAGGATTTGGGAAACATTATATATTGGTTAGCCGCAGCGATATTAAACATTGCTGTAACTTTTTTGATGTAGTAGGCTGAGGAGGTAGAGGAATGCAACAAGATAACATAAAGGACTTTGCGATTGCGGCATTCCGCTATCGAGGGCATTTAAACGACACAGATATATTATCGCTTGAAGAAGTCTATATTAATATGGCGGTAACGTCAACCATTCGCCATTTGGAGATAGAGCGAGATTATATTGCAATAGAGGGCGTTAAGCGCGTTTACTATCAGTTACCGTTGGGAAACTTGAAACGTGGATTGCTTACCGAAAATACAAAGCGTGTAGCAATAGATATGCACATAGAAGAACGAACTCTATGGCGACATCTCGCAAGAGCGAGGAATATATTTAATTGTTATTATGAAAAGTTTACTGACACAAAATTGTCAGGAGTAACTTAATTTTTTATTATATAATAGACCATGAACGATATGCCCGTATCGTTCATGGCTTTTTTCATTTGCGGCAGTGAAATTTCTCTGTTTCACTGCTGCGGAGAAAAAAAGTAGGTTCTTCCCGTGGGGGGCATACCCTGCGGGGCTAAAGAGGTCCGGAAATTGCCCCTTTTTTAAAAAAAATTTAAGGGGACTTCCTTCCGCTTTTGGATATTTTGAAAAAGGTATAGAGAGCGAGGAAAAATTAAAAGTAAAAAACATGAAAAACAAGTATAAAAATTTTTAAAATTTGCGGTTTTCAAAATCACTAATTTAAAAATTTTAAGAAACAAAATTCATTACAAAAAGTTGATATAAAAAATCGGTTAAATTTTTGGAACATTAATTTGTAGAAATTTCAAAATTTAATTTTTTGCATTTAATAGGAATAAAAAAAACATGGAAGTAAATCAAAAACAGCTTGCGGCACTACTTGGAATTTCGTCACGACAGGTCAGAAATTTAAAAGAACAAGGATTATTTGAATTTGTTACCGACAGTCGAAAATATAACGCTGAAAAGTGTGTACAAGAGTACATAGATTTTAAGATAAAAGCGGAAGTCGGCAACGGGACAAATCTGCAAAAAGAAAAAGAGCAGGCAGAACACGAAAAATATAAAAAGGAAATCACAAAATTGAAGTTACGGAGGCTGCGAAAGGAAACGCATGAAGCAGGTGATGTAGAACAATTTTTGAATAATATGCTTATAGATTTCCGTAATCGTCTGTTATCAGTTCCGGCAAAAATAGCACCGATTGTTATAGGACAAACTGATATACATATAATCATTTCAGAATTGGAGAAAGAGTTGGAAATGACATTAGAGGAATTATCAAATTATGACCCTGATGTTATAAACGGAACAGAACCGATTGATTATGATGTCGAAACTGATGAAGAATAATTTGTTGTAAAACAATTATTATATATAAAATTTTAGGAGGTTTAAGAAATGTCAAACGAAAAAAGTACAGATGAACAGAAAAAGATTGTCGAGGTTAAAAACGTGGCAACAGACACAAAGAAGGTAGTTGATATTATTATCCCAGAGGAAGAAGAAAAGGTCGATAATATTATCAAATTATCGCAGACATACAATTTTGAGGGAGAGCATATCAGCGAGGTTGATTTAACCAATCTTGAAAATTTAAACGCACTGCAAATGCAAGATATTGAAAAACTATATCGCAAAATTGCAAAATCGGCTTCTTCTACACCGGAATTAACGATAGAATATGCAATGGCAACGGCTTCAAAGCTAACGGATTTGCCATTGGAATTTTATCAAAGAATAAGCGGTAAGGATATAACCAAGATTAAAAATCGAATTATAAATTTTTTATACAGCGAGGATTAACAGCGGAAAATATCAGAAAATTATGCGTAAATTTAGGCATGGCAACAAACACATCAATAGAATTTATGTTTCAAAGACCGCAACAAGAATTATTGGATATAGCAGATGATTTGTCGGAAAGAGCCGAAAGGCTTGAACGACTACGAAAGCAAAGAAGATAGCGAGGGGCGGAATATGTCAAGTGAAAAATTGAGGTCAAGAGAAAAAACAAGAAAATTATTTATGAGGTGTATTCATAAATCATTATCTCGACCGGAAAGGCTGACAGTTTCGCAATGGGCGGAGAAATACCGTATATTGACGGATAACTCCGCTTTGCCGGGTCGTTGGAGCAATGCCATTACACCGTATTTGGTTGAAATAATGGACAGTTTCAATGACCCGTATATCCAAAATATTAATTTTGTGAAATCAACGCAAGTCGGCGGTACAGAAACATTAATTAATGCGACAGGGTGGATTATAACACAAAATCCATCGCCAACAATGATTGTGTATCCGAATGATGAATTAGCAAAAGACGTGTCGAACGACAAATTAAAACCGGCATACCAAAAAACGAGAGAAATCAAATCAAGATTTTTTCAAACAAAATCATCTGAAAAGAATTTGCGTTTCAGAGGTATGAATTTATATTTGCGTTCAGGTAATACTCCGGCTGCATTGGCTTCTAAAGCGATAAAATATTTGTTTTTTGATGAAATTGACAAAATGGCAGGTGCTACGAAAAAAGAAGCAAATCCATATAATTTGGCGGTAGAGAGAACTAAAACATATGGATATAGCAAAAAAATCTATACTTGTAGCACTCCAACGCTGAAATCTAATTATATTTGGAGATTTCATGAGAGAGCAGAAGCACAAAAATATTATTTCGTACCGTGTCCGCATTGCGGTGAAATGATAATTTTAAAATGGCAGCAGGTTCGTTTTCAGAATGATGAAGATAATAAAATGACGGTAGAAGAACGTGCAGAAACGGCAAGTTACTATTGTCAAGAATGCGGTGCAGAGATAACAGACAGTGAAAAACGTGCAATTATTCGCAAAGGCGAATGGAGAGATATGAAAAAAACGTGCATAGGAAAGCCTAAGAGCGTAAGTTTTCATATTAATGCGTTATATTCATTTTTTGTATCGTGGAAAGATATAGCACTTGAATTTTTGCGGAGTAAAGATGACCCGGAAGAATTACAGAATTTTATCAATTCGTGGTTAGCTGAACCGTGGGAAGATACTACGGTAAAGACAAGTGAAGAATTGGTTATGCAAAGACAGGCAGAAGAACCGCAAGGGGTAGTACCTGATTGGGCGGTAATGCTTACGGCAGGTGTGGACGTACAAGAAACATCAGTATATTATGACATTGTTGCTTGGGGTGCAGAGTGGACAAGTCAATCAATTATACATGGACAGTTATTATCATTGAACGATTTGGAAATGTATATGAATGCCGAGTATAAAAATTCTTCAGGCGAACAATTCTATGTTAATTTATGTTTAATAGACAGTGGCGACCAAACAACAGAGATATACGCATTTTGTTTGCGGCACGAGTGGGCGATACCCGTTAAGGGTGTAGATGGCGGTAACAATCATTATAGGGTAACAAAAATAAACCGTAAAGGTGCAGAATATGACGGGCAACAGTTGATATTGGTTGACGGTGGCAAGTACAAAGATATTATCGCAAGGCGATTGCAAAAAGAGAATGGTATTGGTTCTTGTATGGTTCATGCAGATTGTGATTTGGAATACGCAAAGCAATTAACAGCAGAGCATAAAGTGGCAGAGGGTTCAGGACAAAGGCGGCGATTAGTTTGGCGACCAAAAGTAAGTCACGGTGACAACCATTTTACGGATTGTAGAGTATATGCGTCAGCGGCGGCGGATATTTGCGGTGTAAGAACTATCGGATTGTATGATGCGAATGAAGATGCGGCGGAAGAAACACCACATAAAAAATCAAGTTGGATAAACGGATATTAGGAGGCGGAAAGATGTCAATATTGGATAGTATTCCTGATATATCATTCATTGGTGATATATCGGTTGAAAAATTAAAAGAGATTGGTATAAATGAATATAAATCCGCCTTGTCGGAAATCACAGGCGAAACAGTTACGCAAATAAGTGATGAAGATAAAGCAAAAATATATGCACAGGCACAGATTATGTATCAAGTAGCAGAGATTATTAATAATCGAGCAAGGCAAAATTCGTTGAAATATGCAAGCGGAGCATATCTTGACAATAAAGCAATAAGCCGATTATTACAACGAAAACAAGAAGAATATGCAGTGACAACAATACGATTTACATTATCGGCGGTCAGAGAAAATGTTATTGCTATTCCTGTCGGGACAAGAGTTACCGGAGAAAGCGGAAACGTTTATTTTGCAACAAGCGAATATGCGGAAATACTTCCGGGAAATTTGTATGTTGACGTTTTATGTACTGCAACAGACGGCGGCAGTGCTGCAAATAATTATGAAATCGGGGAACTTTCGACATTAGTAGACCCGATAGCATACATTGATAACGTAAAAAATATTGACAATCCGTTAGGCGGTGCAGATGTAGAAGATGATGATACACTTCGAGAACGTATATATAATTCACGTTATTTATACAGTACAACAGGTTCGGAGGGTGCATACATCTATTATGTCAAATCGTATTCTTCGTTGATTGATGATGTGGTTATTGATAATCCATCAGATGCGGAAATTGAAATTTATATATTGCTGAAAGACAGAGATTTAGCAACTGAAAGTTTTATTGAGGGACTTTCAGAATATATAAATAATCCCGATATAAAGGCAATCACAGACCATATAACAATAAAAAATGTGGAACGTGTTGAATATAGTATTGATGTTGAATATAGCATTTGTAATTCAGATATATCGGCATTAAATATTATACAGCAAGATGTTAAAAGCAACATATACGAATATACAGAATGGCAAAGCCAAAAAATCGGCAGAGATATTGATATTCAAAAACTAATATCATATATCATTCAAGCAGGTGGACGAAAAATCAGAGTAAATTCTCCGTCTGTAAAAACCATAACAAATACGCAAATTGCGTACTGTACAGGTGTTAATATCACTTACAAAGGTACAGTTGAAGAATAGAATACAAACGGGCAACTTTTAGATTATGTTTATAATCTTTAATTTGCCTGTTTTTTTATGGAGGGGTATAAATGACAGATAAAGAGCAAGAATTGGTAGAGATAAAAAAGGCAATATCTAAAATTTTAAATGGCGGACAATCATATAGGATTGGAAACCGAACAATGACAAGAGCAGATTTAAAAACTCTGTACGATATGCAGACCAAAGTTGAGAACGAAATCGCCGAGAGTGAAAAAGGCGGCATACTCGGACGAAACGCATCGGCAGCGGTTTTTGATAGAAGGTAGAGAGATGTTATATACGACAAAACAAGGCGATACATGGGATAAAATCGCATATGAAAAGTATAACAATGAAGAATTGATAAAGACGTTATTAACTGCAAATCCGCAGTATATTGACATAGCCGTTTTTGATTATGGTGTAGTTTTAGAAATACCGACTATATCAAAAACTGATGATGAAATATTCTTACCACCGTGGAGGAAAAATAATGAGTTATGATTTTGTAAATGCTCCTCGCAGAGCCTTGGCGAAAATTGAAATACAAGGTAGCACAGTGTGGGGCGGTATCAGTTCATACAACCGAGATTTAACATTTACAGAAGTCGCAAGCGGTGAAACCGACAGCTTGGATATAAAACTTCACGATTGCGATAACCATTGGTTAAATGATTGGTTAATCGATAAAGGTACACGACTTTTGGCAAGAATTGAATTGGAAAATTGGGATAAACAGAATGAATATCGCACAATAGATTGCGGTGAATTTATATGCGATAGCATAAAAGTAACAGGCTATCCGATAGAAGTTGTAATTCGTTCTATTTCAATTCCCATAAACGGTACGAAAAATACGAAAAAGTGGGAAAAAGTTTCAGTCAGTGCCATAGCACAAGATATATGCAACCATTTAGGGGTAGGTTTGGAGTATTATGCCGATAGCATTGTTATTAAATCTCAAACGCAATCGCAGCAGACAGATATAGATTTTTTATTTAAAGTATGTCAAGAGTATGGATTTGGAATGAAAGTGTATAAAAATAAAATCATTATTTTTGATAGGGCAAAACAAGATGAAGCGGAAAGTGTCGGCAGTTTTGAAGTGGGGGCTATTTCTGAAAGTTTTGAATTGTCCGACAATGAGGAGGGTTTTTATACCGGAGTGAAAATGAAGTATAAAAACGAGGGTGAAGATACTGAAAGGGAGTATATATACGGCGAAAAAGAAAAAATGCTGACACCAAGTACAACCGCATCGTCAATACAAGAGGCACAAATAAAAAGTAAAGCAGCGTTGTATAATGCAAATTCCACAGCTATTAAATTAAAAATGAACTGTATGGGAGGTACGCCGATATATCCCGGCTCAAATTATTATTTTTCAGGATTAGGAAAATATAGCGGGAAATATGGTGTAGACAAGGCAACACATTATATTGGTGAAAATGATTTTTATACAATTTCGGTAGAGGCACACGCAATAAATCTTGAAAAAGACGATGCGGCGGCAGATTGAAAATGACGAGGAAAAGAAAACCGTAGGTAACTATGTTATGGGTTATATAGACGGTAAATATATGATAATTCGGAGGCGGAATATATGGGTTTTATAGAGAAAATCTCGCCCAAATGGGCGTATAAACGAGAGGCTTGGCGACAGGCGAATGAAATTCAAAAGAGAAATTATGATGCCGGAATGTATGACAGACAAAATCGAAATTGGTTTGCACATAATGAGAGTGGTGAACAAACCGATAAATATTTTAGAGGAACTGTACGAGCGAGGAGCAGAGACCTCGAACGAAATAGCGATTTAATGAATGCCAACATACACCCGTGGGTAAGGAATGTAGTCGGTAAGGGGTACACCCTTGAGGCTAAAACAGACGATGAGGAATTTAACGATAATATTGAAAAGCTATGGGTAAAATGGTGCAAAAAAGATAATTGTGACGTAACAGGTTCACAGTCATTTTGGGAAATGGCACGAATGGCAATCAGACGAAAACGTGTAGATGGCGGTATTTTGTTTATAAAATGCTATACAAGGGGCGGCATAGTTCCGTTCAAATTGCAAGCGTTAGAGGTTGACGAATTGGACGAAGTTCAATCAAAACCGAATTATGAGGGGAATAAGGTCGTTGGCGGTATCGAATATAACAGCTATAACAAGGCTGTCGGCTATTGGATAAAAGAATATGATATTGAGGGTTATTTAAAGCCTGTAAGTAGGTTTGTTGAAAGGAAAAACGTGATTTTTTATTTTTCAAAAACACGTCCCTCTCAAATACGAGAAATGCCCGAAATGTCAGCGACAATCGGAAGAATAAAAGAAGTAAACGGCTATATCGAGGCGGCAACCATCAAAGAAAGAATTGCAGCTTGTCTATCGGTATTTATAAAAAAGGAATTACCGACAGGCGGTATAGGTCGTACAAATACGGTAAAGGGAAATCGAAAATATGATGATTTGGAACTGACACCGGGTTTAATTACTGATTTGAATGCAGGTGATGATATTCAGGTTGTAAATCCGGGCAATTCAGCTACAAACGGCAGCGATTTTATAAAAACAACTCAACGTTTAATTTCGGCAGGGCAAGGCATCAGTTATGAGTCAACATCACGAGATTTAAGCAGTGCGAATTATTCATCTGCAAGGCAAGCGACAATCGAAGATGAAGAAACGTTCACACCCGAAGTTCAAAAATTACAAGATGAATTTTTGGACGAAACATACGAAACATTTGTTATATCGGCAGTTTTATCGGGTGCAATTCAATGCCCTGATTTTTGGACAAATAAAGAAAAATACTTAGAACACGAATGGAACAGAAAACCGAAAAAGTGGATAGACCCTCAAAAAGAGGCTAATGCAAATAAAATTGCTATCACAACGGGGCAGAAAACTCTAAATGATATTTGGAGGGAAGACGGAAAAGACTTCAAAACTGTTCTTGACGATATGAAAAAAATTGAGGAATATGCAAATCAAATCGGACTTGATTTGAACTTTCCTTACTTGAAAGGAGGTGGGGAAAATGCAAAATGAAAGATTTAAGGGTATGCAAACCCGAGAAATGCAGCTAAGCGGAATTAGAGTGCTGAATGAAGATGATAGAACTGTTGAGTTATCTTTTTCTTCCGAAACACCTATTGAGCGTTGGGGAGCATTTGAGGTGTTGTCGCATACCAAAAGTGCGGTACAGTTGAACAGAATATTGACAACAGGCTGTTTATTATATAACCATAACCGAGATACCGTTATTGGTAAGATATGCTCGGCGAAAGTCGAAAATAAGCGAGGCGTTGCGGTAGTTCAATTTGATGAAGATGAAAAAAGCGATATTATTTTTCAAAAAGTCAAAAATGGTTCATTGAGAGGTGTGTCGGTGGGATATACAATTCAAGACTATAAAAAGGACGTAACCGGGCAGGGAGAGGCACGACAAGTTACCTATACTGCAACAAAATGGGAACCGTATGAAATATCTATTGTTTCTGTTCCGGCAGACATATCTGTTGGAGTCGGGAGAAGTATGGAAGATGACATAACCCAAAAATCAAACATAAGAATGTTTGAAAACCAAATTAAACTAAATGAAAATTTATTAATGGAGGAGGCAAAATCAGATGCTTAAAAAGTTAATTGCGATGCAAAAAAGAATAATGGACACCGCTAAGGCGGAAAAAAGAGAACTAAATGAAGGCGAACAACGTGAATTTAATTTATTGCAGAGTTTGATTGACAACATTCGTTCAGAAGAAAATAACGGTCAAGGAAACGCAGAACCAAAAGAAAATCAAGGCGAACAACCAACAGAACCTGAAGGTGCAAGACAGTTTGATACCGGATATTCTGCTAATGATGCCGCACAAATCACATCATTGTGTAGAAGTTTTAATGTAGATGCCACGGAATATCTTCAAAAAGGTATGTCGTTAGATAGCGTAAGAGCGGCAATAATTGATGAATTGATGAACCGTCAAAAACCTGTAAGCAGTCATATACAGGTTACAGATGATGAGGGTGACAAATTCAGACGAGCAGCGACAGACGGTATTTTGTTGCGTTACGGAGTAAGTGTACAAAATCCGTCAGAGGGTTCAAACATTTACAACGGTGTAACAATCCGTGAAATTGCCATTGAGTGCTTGGAGCGTGAACACGGTGGACAAGATTTTAGACATATGAATATCGAAGATATTTATAGCCATTGTTATAGAGAATTTTATAATCCTACATCGGCATTCCCGTCAATACTTGACGATGTTGTAAAAAAATCATATGTTGCAGGATTACAGAAACAAAAGACACAGTTTGATAAATGGGTAGGCGTGGGTTCGTTACCGAACTTCAAAAAGACAACAAATCATGAATATTTAATGTCACTTGGCGGTGAACTTGAACAGGTCAAAGAAAACGGCGAATTGCCGGCATATACACCGGTTGATGTTCCAATGCCTGAACGTCAGCTAAAGACATATGGTCGTCAATTCACAATGACCCGTGAGGCATTTATTAATGATGATATTGGACTATTGACAACAATGCCGCAAAGATATGCTGCTCTATCTGCAAATACTCAAAATAAACTTGTGTATCAAATCTTGACACAAAATAAGAAGATTTATGACGGTAAAGCATTATTCAGTGCCGAAAGAGGTAATACACTTCAAAAAGGTACAAAGCCAACGATAGAGTCTATCGAACGAATGATTTATCTATTAGGAATGCAAAAAGACGAGGCAGGCGACCAACTTATGCTTATGCCGGATTTGTTTATTGTTCCGTTGGGTATGGGAACAGACCTAAGAACAATTCTATATTCACCTACTATACATACACCGGAAAACACACAAGCCGTAAATCCGTATTTGGGAATGAATTTCACTGTTGTTGAAGATACAACATTGAATGCACAGGTGAAAGCCGGAAATCCTGTACCTTGGTTTATGGGTGTCAAGGGCGAAACTATCCAAATTGATTATCTAAACGGTCAAAAAGAGGCTACAATCCGCAGGTCTGAACAGGCAGGTAAATTGGGATTTGTATGGGACGTATATCACGATTTCGGTATAACCGTAAAACACCCTCAAACAATAATCAGAAATCCGGGTGTAGAGATAGATATGAGTGAATAATCATGATAGGTTATTGGGGATATTTGCAGTTTGAAACCAATGACGATTGGTTACAGTATCCATCCAACATAGAACGTACCGTCAAGGGGCGGTACGCTACGTTCTATCCCGGTGACGGCAGCAGAGCAAAGCGACAATTCAAAGGAGCAGAAACAGGTACACTCACATTTACAATGTATTTAGACCAACGTTTCAACTCAAATCTGCGAGATTTGTTGGCGGAGATGGCAGATTGGGTTAATACAGGTGTAGCAGGTGAATTGGTTATAGGTAATCGTTCTTACGGATATAATATGTGGGTTTGTACCAAAATGGTTGAAAAGTTCAAAGAAGTAATACACGGCGGTATTATTACGAGAGCAGAAGTAGAAGTCACATTGGAGGAGTGCTGAATGTTCACTGTTGATTTATCTGTTGAAAAAAATCAAATGACATCTGATGAAGTGTCATTATTGCAAAAAAATATTGCATTTTGGTTAAACACCCCGAGGGGCAGTCTACCGCAAATGCGTGATTTCGGATTGAATTATGATGTTATAGACGAACCACTTCAAACATTTAAAATGAAAATAACTGTTGATACAATCAGCAAAGTGCGTGAGTTATACGGGGTGAAAATAAAAACAATCAATGTAACTGCCGATGAAAACGGCAAAGCAACTTTAAAAATAACGATATGAGGAGGAGTAAAAATGAAAGCTACATATGTGCAAAAAGGCGAAAATATCAATTATAAAAATCCGACAGAGGATAAAATAGCACTCGGCACACTGATTATAATTGGTGCGATATGTGCCGTTGCGGCGGATGATATTGAACCGGGCGAAATAGGAACTGTTGCAACCACAGGTTCTTGGAATATTCCAAAGGATAACACAGCAATAGAAATCGGTGAGAAAGTCTATTACGACAGTGAAAATGATGTTGCAACAAAGACCGCTAAAGACAATGTTATAGGTTATGCAATCGAAAGTGCAGATGCCGAAAGTTCTACTGTAAAAGTTAAATTGAATGGTTGATAATATGGATTTCAAGGAAATATTGCAAGATGATATTAACAATGCGTTTTTGGATAGTTCGGAATTTGCAGAGGTACATAATGTAAACGGTCAAGAAGTTAATATTGTTATTGATGACAATGTGACTGACGGAACAGAAACAGGAATATACGGAATATCTCAAAAAATTGATGATGGATTGTACAAGGGAGATAAGGTCATTTACATCTCGACAGAAGATACCAAAAGACCTCCGCCCGGCAATATGTTAGTATTGGATAATATCAGATATACCATTGTTTCAACGACCGAACAATGCGGAATGTATATGGTCGTAATCAGGAAAATAGGCGTGAGGTAAAGACAATGGAAGTAGTAGTTCTTGTTGAAGTTGATGAGGCATTACAATATGCCCGTCAAAAGTTGGGTGCAATGCAAAAGAAAGCACCGCAAGCGGTGAGAACCGCATTGAATAAAACTGCACGAGAGGCAAAAAAACAAGATGAAAGAATAACCAAACAGACATATACCGCCAAGGGTGATATACATTCATTGCAATTCAAAAAGGCTACAACGGCTAATTTGCAAGCAATTTTAAAGGATAAAGGTTCTAATATATCAATGTCACATTTCAGAACGTATGTCGGCAAAAAAAGAATTTCTGCGGTGATTAATACAAAACACGGTAGAAGAAACCTCGGCAAATACGGGAATAAAGCATTTTTTTGGAATACGATTTTCGTTCGTGAGGGGCAATCAAGATTGCCGATTGAAAAAATGGCATCTATATCATCTCCGGTTATGCACGGTAACGATAATACTTGGGGAACAATCGAAGATGATGTAAGAAGTAAGTTATATGAAAACATTGATAAAGAAATTGAAAGGATATTAGGATTATGACGGAAGTTGATTTGCAAAAAGAAATACGAAAAATTATAGTTCAAGAATTAATACCCGATATGAAAATTTTTGAGCCGAATACATTTAAAGGATTTCTTCAAGATATACCACTTGACCTTGGTTACGGTGATGAAACTGAAATTGTTGATAAAAATGTTCCGTGCTGCATTGTAAAAATAAATTCAGGGGAAATAAACGGAGCAAGTAAACCCGAAACAGTTACGGTTGAAATAATCATTGTAATCAAAGATGAAAGCGAAGATATGTCGGGTTATCAGACGTTGATGGCAGTTATCAATCGCATACGAGATTATTTTACTGCAAATGTTGGTATTCCCAATAAGTATCGTATGAAATATCCGATAAAATGGGGTATTAACGATAATGCAATAGCACCGTATTTTGTAGGTAATTTGATTACACAATGGGATATTGAACGTATGCCATTTCAAGAAATTCATGACATTGCAAGTTTTTTGTAATAAGGAGGTTAAAACATGGCAAGAACGAAGAAAGCAGATACTGAAACGACCGTTCAAGAAACAGTATCAGAAGAAACAACAGAAGTTTCCGCTGTTGAAAATTCAAATAAAGCGGCGGAAAGTCAGGACAAGCCTGAACAAAAAGACGGACAAAAAATATATATAGGAGTATCAGTACCGGGAATGAAATCGGGAACGGTATTCACAGGAAAAATTCCGAAAGTGATAGATGTAGATTTTGTGCGTGAATTATGTGTGCCAATTAACAAATTAAGTGAAACGCTGAAAAAGAAAGCTGTTACCGGAAGTCGTGTAGCATACTGCTATCAGCAATCGGCAAAGTTGGCACAGCAACTAAAGAAATAGGAGGTTAAAATAATATGGCATATTTACACGGAGTATATCCGACAGAAAAAAGCAGAACGGTATCGACCAGATTATCCGCCACTTCGGCATCA